CGCGATGCACGCGCAGGTCGAAATCGACTATCAGCTCAGCCAGGTCGGCCGCGGGCTCAAATACAGCGGTGACCCGACCTTGCTATTGAAGGACCCGGCCCTTCCCGATGGCGAGTTGATCAAAGGTGCCGGAAACGCCCTGATCGTTTCCGAAAAGGGCGATGCCCGTCTTTTGGAGATCGGTGGGACAGCCTCGGCGGCGGTCATTGAATATGTTCGCACCCTGCGCGAGCTCGCGCTGGAGAGCATCCACGGAAACCGGGCCAGTCCGGAGCGAATTACAGCGGCACAATCCGGCCGAGCGCTGGAGTTGCTGAACCAGGGGTTAGTCTGGCTCGCTGATAATTTGCGGACAAGTTATGGGGAAGCGGGCCTTTTGCAGCTCGCCCGGCTCATTGTCCGAGCGTCGCAGATGTATAGGCTGATTGTTCTAGGCGAAGCTATCGAACCGCTGGATTCGGGGGCGCCATTGAGCCTCAAATGGCCGAGATGGTATGCCACAACGGCCGATGACCGGCAAAAAGACGTTCAGTCCCTAACCTCATTGGTAGCGGCGGGATGTATAAGCCGGGAAACCGCACTGAAGGCGATCGCTTCTTGTTATGACATCGAATATGTCACCGAAGGATCGGTCTCAACAACTCTAGTTGACATCCCGCGAGATTGAAATGGATGACGATTTGGCTGAAGTGCGACCGGCCTCGGAGCAGGGATGCGATGCTGTCGAGCCACGAGATAACGTGTCTGAGGAAATCACCAGGTTACGTAGCGAATTTCAGACTCGTCTCGTGGTCGCGAACCTACGGACGGAAGCCGTCCGGGCGGGAATGATCGATCTGGATGGCCTGAAACTGATTGACCTTTCGGCTGTTCGGCTGGGCAATGACGACAGGGTTATCGGCGGCCGAAAGCTGATGGACGATCTTAGGCGGAACAAGCCATGGCTGTTCGGAGTGACGTCTTCGTCGAGCGTCGCGATGGCTCCGGTCGCACAGCCTGTTCGGCAGAAGACGGTGCTCGAAATGAATGACGAAGAATACGCCGCGGCGCGGATCGCGGTTACCAAGTACCAGTTCTGATCGTTCGCGCCGCTAAGCGACGGTCGCAGATTTTAGATAGGACGATTGATGGGCATTCAGAACTTTCCGTTGTCACTTCAGCCGATCATTCAGCAGGGCTTTCTTGAGCGCGAATTCGCTCAGGCATTGCGTTCGCGGCTCGGTTATCGCGCTTGCGCCGACCGGATCACAGTCGCCGTTGGCATCGGCGAGACGCTGACAAAAACTCGAGCGGGGTTGAAGCCGTCGGTAACGACGCCCCTGGCACCGGCAACCAATACCAACTTCGACAATGGCCTGACGCCCACCGCCTGGGGTGTGGAGCAATACACGATCTCCATAAATCTCTATGCCGCGACAACCGATCTCAATGTTGTGACCGAACGGGTTGGCATAGCATCGCAGTTTCTGCAAAACGCCTATGTGAACGGTGAGCAGGCCGCTCGGAGCCTGGACGAGTTGAGCCGGAACGCGCTGTTCGGCGCATACATGGGTGGCAACACCCGGGTTCGCACCACGCTCGCCAGCGCGGGGCCAGCGGTCTCGGTTGATGACGTACGCGGCTTCCAGACAGTATTTGTCAATGGAATCCAGCAGGCTGTCAGCAGCAGCACGCCGATGACGGTCACGATCGGTTCAAATTCCTATACACTCGTCAGCGTCGCGATCGATACCACGAATGTAGCCACAGCGCCAAATGGAATATCCGGCGCACTCACGCTTTCTGGGAATGTCTCGGTATCGGATGGAACGGCCGGCAATACGGTTACCGCCGCCAGCGGCTCGACAATCGTACGTCCGTCGCAACGCTCGAATACTTCTCTGATCACCGCGTCTGATACGCTAACGATGTCCAGTCTTCTTGACGCGGTCGCCAAACTTCGATTGAACGCGGTCCCGGAAATTGACGGTGCCTATAACTGCCATCTCGATCCGGTTTCGTCGCGCCAGTTGTTCGCCGATCCCGATTTCAAACAGCTCTTCCAGGGCGCAACGTCCGCCAACCAGGTTTTCAAGAAGGGCATGACAAACGATTTCTTGGGCCTTCGCTTTGTTCCGACGACAGAGGCATTTGTCCAGGCTCATCCGACCTTATCGGGCCTGATCATCCGCCGGCCGGTGATTTGCGGCCAAGGGGCTTTGATCGAAGGCGATTTTGCCGGCATGGCGGCCACTGATGTGGCGCCGGCTGACTCGATCATCACGATGGTTGACGGGATTGCGATGGTGACCCGAGAGGCAATCGACCGCTTGCAGCAGATCATCGCACAGTCCTGGTACTGGATTGGCGGCCTCTGCGCACCATCCGACACGACGACAAACCCGACAACCGTTCCGACCGCGACCAACGCCGCGTACAAGCGCGCGGTGATCGTGGAACATATTGGTTAAGAACGCGACAGAAAAGCACAATCGTCATGCCGCTAGGTTCCGTTAGTCCTTTCCGCCCAACCGGTACGGTAAGCGTATTGTCCGGCAGCGCCTCCGCCAATGCCCCTCTGTTAGGCGGTGGCGATTCGGTCGTGGTTACCAATACAACGAGTGCCCTGGCATATATCCGGTTCGGTTCGGATCCTACCGTCACGGCGTCCACCGCGGACATGCCGATTTTGGCTGGCAGCAGGCTCATCCTATCAGTCAACAGTCTAATCTCCTACGCAGCTGCTATTTCTCCTGCGGGATCCGGCACGATTTTATTCAGCCGCGGCGACGGATCATTCCTTTGAATCCGCTAACAGACCCCGAAAAGGTGGATATCCGTCGCTTTTGCGGCTACCCAACATACGGGGCAGCCCCTACCGGGACGCAATCGTGGCGCTACTTTCAGGTCTATGGTCTGCTTGAGTTTCGCCTCACCAATCTCTCGGACTCTGAGATCGTGATCACTCGCCGGTATTTGGGTAACCTGACCTTATTCGAACTGGCCGTTCCCGCGGCATCCGACTGTCTCGATACCGATCAGGCATCGATTTGGACCAGGAACAAGAACGAATTGGGCGACAGGATCCGTCTTTTCGACGAATGGAGACGGCGGCTGTGCGGATTCCTGGGCGTTCCCACGGGCCCCGCGCTGTCGAGCGGCACGACGTCATTGATTGTTTGAATGATGAACGGCCGGAAGCTGCAGGATCGCCTGTATTGGGGCCTAGGACGGTCTGCGCGCCACGTCGGTCAGTCGGCGGATGCCTACCGGCCCAAGGGCCCATTCAATCCCTTGGACAAACAGAATCGGTTTCTGAGATTACCAGCAACGTTCGTATCCGCGAAGGGCAACAATGGACGCACCAACGTCTATGGCGACCCGCTCTGGCATGGTATTTTTGATGCCAGCTATACGCGCACAGGCGACTACCTCGTTCTCGAAACCGGGAGGTTTTTTGTCGTATCGCAAGAGCCTCTTCTCCCGATCTTGTGCGTCAAAGCCAACCGAACCATCTCGATCGTCCGACCCGAGTTGCAGACGAACCCCGCCAGCAACTCATACGGTGGCTATACACTTGGGAGATCGGTGACATTAATGGAGGGATGGCCGGCCAGCATTCTAGGCGAAAATCGATCAGGCCCCTCAAGGACAGATTTGCCCACTGATCAGGTCATTTTCTATTGGAACATTCTGCTTCCCGCGGTGGGCGGTGTGATATTGTCGCCTGGCGATCTCATGACTGACGACTTGCACCGAACAGCGGTCATCGCTGGATGCGAACTCACAGATTTGGGCTGGCGACTGAATGCAAAAATGGTAACCACTTAGATGGCAGATCTATCGGACGTTGAGCAGGCGTTGGCGGACACCATTACATCGATCTTATACCCGACCGGTACATCTCAATCCAGTATTATCGGCGCACTTTGTCGCATCTATCGGGGATGGCCAAACTCGGCCACATTGAATACGGACCTCGGCGCGGGCGCGGTTAATGTCACCGTGGTGAGCGATAATGATCCAGGACGAACGACGACTCGCTATCTTCCGGAGTGGCAGACCCAGTCGTCACGGGCTGGCGTGACGGCCAGCACAATCGATCGGACCATCTCCATATCCGGTTGCCCTGCCGTTGGAGATATCGTCGGGGCATTGATCGATGGAGCAGCCTATGCCTACCGAATCCAAGCCGGCGACACTCCGGATCTTGTTGCTTCAAATCTAAGTCAACTGATCCAGGCAACTTTCCCGGGGACCGCACAGGGGTTTAGCATAACCATACCGGGCGCGCGTTCAATCGAGGTCAGAGTCGTCTGCGACAACGCAACGTGCTTTGAAAGCCGAAGACAGGA